AATTTCTTGGTGCAGCAAAATTAATATTTTCAATTAAAACAAACGATAAACCGCTTTGTGATGTGAATCGGCTTCCTCGTTTTAATATGGGAGTGTAATTTGAATCCGGACCTATGCCAGCAGATGTTGCTGGAACCAAAATGTAAAGAGCAACTTGACCATATGTAGAAGATGGGCCAGTGTCTTTATATCCTAATATTCGGCCATGTCTTAAAACATTTTGCCGTTGATAGGCTGTATCTAAAAATGTCTCGTTAACGTTATAATCCAAATAAAACGACAATTGATCTCCAACATATGCTACTGCATCTAGCATCAAAGAACCAAAAGAGGCTTCACTAAAATCCTGAAAAGAATCTGGATAAAATCTTTCTGCTATATCCAACAAATCTTGACGTATAGTCTCATATTCTCTATGTGTATAATTGATAGGTATTATCTTTTTTTGATCATCTGCCATAAAAAATCCTCATTTTTAAATAGTAATTTCTAACGAATCTCTAACACTTATTCCGGGAATAGAATATACTAACATAATTCCTAGATAATTATTATCCGGATCTGTTTGACCAAAAGAAATTTGTACTATATTTATCGCTGGCATGTATATACGAATTTGTTGTCTAATTTTTACATCTATTTCGGCCAATGTGCCCTCATTAAAATTTTTAAACAGATATGTTCTAATACCAACACCAAAATTTGGTTGCATTACCCTTTCACCGGGATCCGTCAAAATAAGCATTTTTAAATTTTGACGGATCAGGCTCTTAATGCTTTTAATCATTCGGAAACCATCCGAAGAATCTCTTTGAAGAGGAATCGCTACACCAAATGCACTCATATTTTATACCTCATTATAATTACTACCTAATCATTATTTTCACAAAGTTCGCCTTCTGAATTAAATGGACTTGTACGTAGCATTCTTTTTTGCCACCATGGAAGAAGGCTTTTACCTGGGGCAGGCCTAAACTTTTCTCTCAAGATACCTGAAAATAATTTACCCGTATCTTCGTCTGCGCTACCTGGCGTAAAATCTCTAGAATTATAGTAATTTTTAAATAACTTTTTTATTCTTCTTTTAGAATTTGTTAATATCTCTCTGTCCCATTCATCCCAAGTTCTTATAAATGGCGAAATATTGCGCCTATCTTTAGGATGAGCCCAACCAGGTTCGCCGTTGGTTATTTCAGGGATCCCCGCGGAATCATAACCACTTACATGTGCGCCGGGTTTCAATGTTTCATCCTTACTTCTTGAATCCCCTTTGGGAACTACTACTTCCCCAATTGAACGTAAAAAGGCAAAATCATTATAAATCGCTAATAACGCTGTAATTTTATTTAATGGGAAAATGTAGTTTGTAATTATTCTGAATCTTAAGTCTTTTTTAAGTAAATTAATTAAACAGAACAAAAGTCTGCTGTCTCCCTCAAGTGGCGGAAATAGTCCGATAGGAAGATCCAACGCATCTACCTCAACAGATGTAATAACCGAAGGTGAACCGCCTATAGAGATAGAAAATTCAAGACCATAGCGAACTCCCAATGTTCCCTTTAAACCCACTACTTTGCCGGCGGCATCTGTAACCTGTTCTAGTGTTCCTGGGTATACGTCCGATAGGTTTAATGTGTTATCGTTACCTAAAATCATATCTTGAGCCTCTGAAGGTGAATATTTTACTCCATCAATGCTAATATATTTTTCAATACCAAACGGTTTTTCTGAACTGGCGGTACCGGCGTCACCATATTCGCTGACATCTCCAATCGGAACAATAACTTTGCTAGCAAACGGTTCTATTACGTTGTGTTCTTCTTCGTTGTGGTATTCACCAGTCATATAAATAAGCTCGCCTTCCTCATCTTTATATACATGATAATATCCAATGTATTCTTCGCCCTCTTCAAACTCACCATCTGTCTCATTTACTTCAAAAACATAAAATTCTTCACCACTTGTATAATGCTCTTCTCCCTCCTCCATAGGCAAATCTACTAATTCTTCTTCAATCTCTTTGTGTAAATCTAGTTCGCTGCCAGTTGTCAAATCAGTTAGAAGATAATAATCCAAATCATAAATTTCGGGCGTCATTCCTGCGGTTTTCAAATTAGAAATAAATTTCTCACCCATAATATTTAATTGTTCCACAACCAATTCTTTAAGCACAAGTTTTGCTAATTCTTCTGTTTTTTGTATCTCTAACAAATTCTTCTCAGAACGATAATTCTTTAATGTTTTAAAACTACTTATTTCATAAGTATTTTTTGCATTTTTTAAATCGTCGCGTCCAGGATAATCATAATCTTGTTGCATATCATTTAATTCTATTAAAGCATCCAAAACAGTTTGTGGTGGGGTTGCTGAATCTGGATTGTTCGGAATGTCTTCATTATCAACCCTTCTTCCATATAATTGAACAGATTGCTCCAAAAATGCATACCAAAATTCTTCATCTTTAAATGAGTTAAAAAATTCCCAACCAACTTGTTGGGCATCTCTAAAACTTCTTTCCATCTGTTCAACAATATAAGAAGCATATAAAGAACTATAGGTATCAGGAAATTTTGGATTAAATTTTGTAAATGTTGTTAATGATTGTACAAAATGTGCGCTTACAAAAATTCTTATTGCGGCAGAAATCAAACCTTGTAAGCCTGCTGCTGATTCTCTTTCTAAGATTCTATTATAGGGCTTCTCAACAATACAATCGGGATCGGATTTAAGCCGCTCATCTTCAGGAATCGATGTATATGCTTTACTAATCTCTGCATCAATATCGGCAAAATCAACTACATCGGTCCTGTATGGTTTACAGGGACTAATCTCAGGAAACATAACATCAATGAAAGCCATCCATCCTTCGTATTGAACAGGTTTAATATATAAAGGCGGATTCATATAGTTGCCTCCGTATTGTGAGGGATCCAAATAAAGTACTCTCGCGTCATCTCCATTTAAATATTGATCGTAACTAATACCAAGAATTTGATCTTTGTTTTTAATGTTTCTAGACTCTCCATCATCAGCGGTGATTTTTGCTTCATAATATTCTGTACCGCCAGCATCATCGCTTTGTCCATCATCCACCACATATTTAACACTCTCATAAGTCAAATCGTCAAATTTTGCTCCATAAACAAAAGAAGAACTATTTTCTGATATTGCTGTAACAAAAGTAGTTGTTATAGATGACATGAATTCATCATGGGCGCTTTTAATTGTGGAAGAATCAAGATTGCTTCCGTTCTCATTTAAAATATTTTTTAATAAAACAATTTGCGGTAAATATTCTTGTTCCTCTTGAAATGTTTTAAGAAAAGATGTGTAGTATTCAGATTTAAATGGAGGAGAAGCTCGGGTACCTTCCGGAGAATCTATATTTAATTCTGCAAAAAATTGACTCAACGTATCATCAACAGCCAAAAATTCAAATATCATATTGTCCATAATAGTTTCTCCGGTCTCGGATTCATCATCTCCTTCCTCATCATCTTTGAATGCCGAAAAGGGATCCGCTATTAGAGCCGTGTTTACTAATTCAAAAATACGAATTCTAACGTTATCATCATCTCTATTGGCATACCCATATTCTGTTTGAGCCATGTCAGACAAAAACATCTCTATATTAAAACCGGTCATCCACCCTTTCTCTAATCCCATTCCGTTATCATAAAATTCCAAAGTCATGTCGGGCTCTGTTTTTCTCGGAGCGAAAACAAAATCAACTTCTTCATTTGCTGCGTATATTTCTCTATCATAATTGTATCCGAGATCGGGCAATCTTAAAGTTGTTTGCGGGCTTCTGGGGAAATTGTTCAACTTAAGTTCTTCAAAAGTTTTGCTAATTCTCTCCTCATCACCTATTTCATTACTAGATTCGAAACTCACACCGGTAAGTGCTAAAGCTTGCAATACTTGTTCTAACCACCCCGCCACTTTGAGCGGATAGGCGCCCCTTTGTTTCCACATTGCTGCATATTTAGGGCCTGGCTCGTCGTCCGCGTCACCATCCGTGAACGTACTGAGGGATGCATCCATATTAACATAAAAATCAACGTATTGTTGGACGCCTAAATCATTAAATACCTTTCTTTGGTGTGAAGTAAAAGGAAGCCCATTTGTATCGCACATAATCATATTAATCAATCCCCAATTGTGCTTTCCTAATCCGTTTCCTAGCATATCATATGAAAATGCCATTTTTAGCAAATCCATTTCACTACTCAGGGCCGCCGTGCTTTCTGCAATAGATTCGTCTGATTCAAAAGGTATAAGACCGTTATCGCATCCTGGATCAGAAACTATCGGAGGCAGAATATCATTTATATGTTCTGGTATGCCTTTTTGCAAAATATTACCTAAGTCATCTAAATCATCTAATAAATTTCCTCTCAAATCATCAAACATTTGTTCGCATTGTTCGGTTGTTGCTCTGCCGCCTAATAAATCACATCTTAATTGTTTAAAATTATCTAATTGTTCTGGTGTGGCACAAAGTGAAGGATTTGCCGGCATCTGATCTTCAGGCGGCAAAGATTTAACAAAATTAGACATTTGATCTTTAAATGCTGCCGGCATTAAATTGCCCATATTTTTAAACATATTCCCTATCGTATCTTTGTTGTTCAAGGCATCTCTATAATCTGGATATTCATATTCAACAACAGTATCAATGATATTTAAAAATTCTTGTGATGGTTCTCCTAGAAAGGCCTCCATTAGTTCTCTTCTAGTGCTGGCCGATGAAATATCTTCCGCAAAACTTATTGCTTGTTCAGTATCTGCGAGAGCAGCCCCGCCAACTCCTAAAGAACTCATCATATCAACAATAGTGTCGTTGACCTGTTCTTCATCTGCGTCTTCGCCGCAAAGAGATTCGGTAACTAATTCAGAGAATGTGCTGGTGGTGAAGGCGGCCTCAATTAAGTCACCGGTCACTTCGAGTGCTTTACAAATTGCACTCCCAATTAACTCACATATTTTAATAAAAATCTTCATTAATATGGAGACTATTGCTTCTTGAACCGCTTCTATGATTGCTTTCATAAGAGCCTCCCAAAGATCTGCCCAGGATGGAATCCATCCAAAAGGATTAATAAGCTTGGGCCCTGTAAGGTGTTTACGATCTCGACACCATGGAAGTGAGATGTCTTTAATCCAATCCATAATGCTTGGGTCCATCAAAGGAGGCCTGGGACAATCTACTAAGGCCAAGAATTTCTTTACTACTGGTGCTCCTGGAAATTTATTTATTTCGTCTAATAATTCCAATAGATTATCTCCATATACATCAAGCAATGCTAAAATATATGCCTCTGTAACAACATTTGGGCTTAATTGTTGAGCGTCCATAGATGTATTGTTGAGCGCGTCATCGAACTGTTTGGCTAGAGTTCTGTCAGTTGAGGAAGATTCTTCGGCCTCTTTTGCCTGGGCCGCAAGGTCTGCTGGGGTTGGAATTGTATAGTCACCGATAGCGGTATCGCTAGCGGCTTCTTCGTACGAAGTTTGATCTCGTTCTCGTTCATCTTCACCAATTTGTAAATTGCCTTCTTCTAATTTCTTTTGTACCAATGCGTTTAATTCAGCTTGTTTCTCCGGTGGTAATCCAACGAAAAGATCACCTAAGTATTCTATACCCATCGCACGTAGTGCGCTTGAAAGCATGCTGGCTAGAGCCTGTTCTAGTGTCATTCCTCCAAGTAAACATTGAATCGCATCACTCATTAAGTCAAAAAGACCACACTCTTTAAGACGATCAAACCCATATATCCACAAATCTTTTAAAGTGCTGCCTGCGTGACCGCCAGTGCCAAAATCTAAAACTATTGCACACAGATGAACAAACACTTGATCATTTGCCTCTAATTCCTTAAATGCTTGTTCTTTTGCCATGGCTTTAATATTATCTCTATATTCTTTAAAACCACTATCGGGATTATCAGGATCATCTGCGAATTCAAAACCTTCGCCGCCTTTTCTTTTACTACCGCTCCATGTCAATCCTAAATCACTTTCTTGTTGTTCTTTTTCCTCATCACTCTGGCAGATATTTTCATGAAATTTGTATGCTATTGCGTCTCCAATGCTGAACACATCGTCTAAAATATCTTGGCCAAGTTGCTTTCCCTCTTCGATCAAAGAGTCCGCCACACAACTACCAGCAGAATTTTCTGGATCTGTGTTTGCATATCCAGCATTAACAGAGGTGTAAATTTCTGGATATGTATGTTCCATGATAAATTCAAGCCAAGGTTTTGGTACCCGGGCAGTAAAATCCTGCTCCATAGCATCCAATCTGGCTAAATAAGCCATGGCAGTTGGATTTTTCCAAGAGGATTTACCATTTAAAGATTTCAGTTGTCGATCAGCGAAAACGATTGGCTCTTCTGAACATGTCTCTGTGTATATCTCCAGAGTTTTTAATCTAAATTTATTATTAAATTTAAAAGTTACTTTTGTAATTTTCTCTTTAAAAATGCCGTTTATATTTCCGACACCAGCTATATTATATCCTTTTTGATTAAAAAATTCGTCCAACTGTGCCAACACTCTTCCCATCAGCGAATCACTAGCAAAAACACCGCGATCCCCATAATTTTCTATATGAAAAACTGAACCATTTTCAAGAAAAAATAACTGACCGCCATCAATGGCAGTATACATTTTTTGATATCTAGAGTATAAATTGAGACCTTTTCGAATCTTAATTAATTTGATTTTTAAATCTGATATATCATATGTAACTTCAGTATCGCCGAGATCTTCTTCTGCTGGTTCTTCATCTTCTGCATCTTCGAGGGCGTTTAAATCTTCAAAGGGAACAGAATATAATAGCAACAATCTACTTTTTGGACGCGGATCAAGATAATATTGGGTATATTCAATAGCGTCTTTGATACTTTGTACAGATTCATCTGAATTATCTTTAAAATAATAATCTAATAATGCTTGTATTGCGTCTTCAACAAATTCTTCCCATCTTTCTTTTATCCCTCCTTCTACTTTTTCTTCATCAATTGTTCCTGCCTTGAACTTCTCTAATAAATCCTCCGAAATCGTGGTAGTATATTTAGTAGTAACCGTAACTTGATATTCACAAGTTTTTTCATTAAGAAATGGCTCATCTATTGTGCGTTTTTTCCAATCTGGAATTACAGCACTAGGCTTCGGTATACAATCTGGACAATTATCTATTTCTGCGATTTCTAGGTCATCGCAAATATCGATTGAGCCATCGTTGTTTTTATCTTGGTATTTTAAGAATTTTGATTCTGCCATTTAAGTTTCGCTCACTTTAATTAAGTTGTAAATACATCTCTACTAGAAATATATTTATATCCAAAGGGATAGAGATAATTTAGCCTCCATATAACGCTGTTTATTCTAGTTTGCCATAAAGAACTTTTTACTCTCGCACCTAACAGAAGTTGTTGTGTGCCGATTGCACCAACAATACCTGCCACCGGTAGTACCGCTGCGGGAGGTGGGAGGGCCGCGGCGGTAAGGCCGGACATTACTAAATAATTTATCCTTCTTTGTGCTAAAATTAAATTACTTGTAGCAGAGCATGTTTCATTTACAAGACCGACCAATTCAGTTAAAGCGTCATTGAGGTTTGTTCCTAATGGAACTGGTTGTAAATGATCAATCTCTTCTTTAAAGCCTGGTATTCCAACATCGTATTTCCCAGTTTTATTACCTGCTATCAATTCAATTGTGGGTCCTCTTGATATTTTGCCACCTAATGAATTTGGCTCACCATTGTCACCAAAGTTGGAGACTCCTTGGGCGCCACCCGTAACAATTTTAACACCTTCGCGGCCTATAACTCTAACCCCATCGGCTTTGATCGCTACTGCTGATTTACCAATAGAAGCGTTTGGGCCCATAATTCCATCTGCCAAACCAAAATAATCATCTACTTTGGTCATTTGACTAATATATATCCGAGCAGCATCTGCAGCAAAACTGGGATCAACCTGATTGCCCGGTTCAGCACGGCGGGGCCCAACATCTGGTAGGGTTTCATTTCTCATACCCGCCATTCGTCCAACAACCAAATCAATTCTTCCCGCTTGTTGCGCGCCTTTTGCACCAAAGCCCGAAGATCTATGTGCGGGCCTGTCGGCTCCGAAAACAATCTGTGTGGGCGATTTCTGATCAGGGTATATTATTTCATTATCGGCCTTATTATACTCCACCACCGGAGCCAATACATCAGTATGAAAAACTCCCTCAATGGCTCTATCAACAGTACCGCCGGCGGACAAGATCTCTTCTAAAGTTCTATAATCTCCGGCAGCGTGCGAATATGCTTGAGATTTGCTACCTTCGTACCAACTCTCCATATTCCGCTTGTCGTTTATTTTTAATTTTTTAGAGGTCGGCATTTTTTATTTATTCCCTGGTGAGATCAGTGGTCTGAGTGCCCGACTTCCAGTCCGCCAACTTCTGGCCAAAATAATCGGACGCGCCGGACACCCAATCTAAATAACTTCCGGTGTCGGTGTCGGTGCTGGTGTCATCGCCGCGGCCTTTGCATGTGCGATGGTCTGGATTATCCCCGCACCAGGTCGCTCTCCTCTCTTCGCGGGCGGCGATCTCCGCGGTCTC